ATCTGCTGATGACCCAGGGGCCGGACGTAAACAGGCCTAATGCGACATTACGAATGTGATAGTTGCAAAGCCTGCGACTTTTAGTCGCGGGTTGTTTACTTGAGTGGATTGACAAATGAAAAATACGTCTGATTTTGAGGAGAAATTAAGTTGAAGAAAACGTTTTTGGCGGTTCTTGCATGCTTGGTGGTGTCCCCGGTATTGGCGGCTACTGACGCCGAAGAGCTTGGTCGTTGCATCTATAACAACACGAGTTCCGCGGATAGAGATACGCTCGTGCAGTTCATGTACGTTTCGCTTGGTTCGACCAATGCCGCCAGAAAAGTCCAGTCGATTCCTCAGACCAAGATCAATCAGGTTAACAGCAAGACGAAGGCTCTTGCATCCAAACTGGTGCTCGGTCCTTGTCGCAAGCAGGCTGCGCGTGTTCTGCTGTCTGATCCGAGAAACGGTATGCAGCAGGCTCTTTCCTACACGGTTGAGCGATTGGTGGCAGACAGAATCGCCGAGAGTACATCGGGATGGCTGTCAAGTTTGGGTGGCAGCTCGGAAAACGCAAGTAAAGTGCGAAACGCAATCGAGTTTGGAAGCGCGTTGATGGATGCTTTCAAGAAGTGATACTCCGATTCCTTGGAGCTTTGAACCTATTGAAAAGTCTTCGCAGGACTGTTGTCAAATGTCTCGCGGTATCCGGATGGTTTGACTCCCATGGTGTCCAAAAATTCATGACCACTTCAAGCAGTAAGTGGTCTGCATGTTCTGGCCATAATTGATGGATAAATTGATGGATAAATGCGGTTTTTTCAATGACCGAACCATTCTATCCATCAATTTATCCATCAATTCGCCTCGGATTTGGCCGAACCAGGTAGGGCGGCAAGGAATGAAAAATTGATGTAAGTGACTGAATATAAAGAAAAAACCGAACGATCATGAATCGTCCGGCTTTATCTGCTGGCGGAAGGAGAGTCTGCCGAACGTCCGCACGGCGCGGACGTTTTCGGCTTGCTTGGCATTTTGTATGCCACTTTGTATGCCACTTCGATCAGATGCCACCGATTGCCGGCGTAAAACTTTTTTCGACAATCTGGCGCGTTTTTGTCTCGAAGTCAGTAATGATTTTAGCGTCCCAAAAGAACCCTTCGCGGTTTCGTCCGGACGGGGCAGGGAACTGACGATTAGCGATGCGCCGCGCGAGCGTCGATCGTGAGAAGCCGTAGCGGCCCATGATCTCCGATACTGACATGCGCGCAAAGCCTGTGATCTTTTCAGTCTTCATGCTCTATGCTCCAGTGCCGGATGCGTTTGCACCGGCTCATCCATCTCAAAAGACCCCTGATCGGGTTCTCCTTTCACTTCGTTAATGTCCTTGAGGTAGTCTTGCCCCCCCCCGCAGACGATCATCACTTCGCCGCCTTGAGCCTCAAAGAGCGCCGGAAGGTTCTCGGCATTCTTTCCGATCTGAACGACGGCCTTCACTCCGTCCTTGATCGTGATTTGATCAAGGGTGCCAACAACATGGGTTGTGCCGTTCGATCCGATCAGACGCACGGCCTGAGTCGTGGCTACTTTGACGGCGTGGCGCATCTTTTCGATGGCGTCGTCCTGCTCGTACTGCGTCATTTCAGCCCACGGTCGCTTGATGCTCTGCACTACGCCGATAAGCGACTCAAGCAGCTTCTTGCCCATCTCTTCTGCAGCCATGTCCTTGACATCAACGGCCTTGACTTCTTCCATGGTTTAACTCCTTACTTACGTGAACGAATTCTTTTGAGCTCTCTGTCAATCTTCTTTTTGACGGCGTCTGCAAGCTCGAAGCGGTCGTACACCGTCATGTAAATGTCTATGATCTGCCAGATCAAGATCAGCACGTCGGCAAGCTCAGAATGGAGCTCAAAACGCTTTACCTCCGGCAGAACATCCGGCTTATCCTCGTGCTTGATGGCCACCATCAGCTCGGCCATCTCTTCGATCAGCTTTTCTTTTTGCCCGCCGTATGAGTACGCGGTAGCGATCTCATCTATCTTGTGTTGGAGCTCTCGGCTCGCGAAAATCGCGTCGATCATCTCGGTCTCCTATATCTGTGAATTTCTTGAAGCTTCCTGTCGAGCCACTTGAGTCCTTCGGAGGCTTTTTCCGGCATATCGCCTGACATCTCTGTGGCAATCCAAAGCTCTGCCACCCGGATCGGATCCGCATCGAGCGCCTTTTGGATGATCGTGCCGGCGATCTCGACGCCGTTCCGGAGCGCTTTCAGCTCGTCGCCAGTGACGGCATAAGAGCCGGTGCGAAGCGCTCGATCTTTGTATGTCTTGAAAGCCTCCTGCATCTCGACCCACTCTTGTCCGTAAGTCACAAGGCAGTACTCGTGCTCAAGGCCGTAGCCTCGGTACATCACGAAGGTCCCGAGCAGGATCATCGAACCCAAGTTGAGCAGGTCTTCCTTTGTGAAGGCTCCAGTGTGGAGCCGAAGCTCCACAGCAAGCTCGACATTGCGATAGGCGGCTTTGATCTCCTTGAGATCAGCAAGCGGCATCATGCGCGGCATCTTTCTCCAACGCCCTGGGTCGAACGCCTTGCGCGGCTTTTTGGTTTTTGGCATCTCACTTCACCACGAGGCGGTTCTGTTTGACGAGTCGCACGCCTGGCACCTCAATGCCGGACTTGATCGCGGTCTTCAGCTCGGTCTTGTCGAGCTTCGGCGTTACCTTCGGCATGTGGAAGTACTCGCTGGGGACAGAAGGCAGGTCGAAGATTTCGACGCTCTCGCCAGGGTGCAGCCGGATTTGCACCGGAGCGGCCTTGATGCTCTTGATCTCCAACAGCTCCATCGCATCGACGCATCGGCCTTTGATGTGATCGATTAAGCTCTTGACGAACTTCTTGCGGCGGGCGAGCTGACGCTCCTGCTCTTCGAGCTGTGCGACCAAGCCCTCGAAGTTGGCCACGGCACAAGCGCAGTCGATCAGCTTCTCCTGCGTGTCGAGCGCTAAGGCATCGAAGCGGTCGATGCCGATCAGCTCGCCAGTTTCAGGATCCGGCTCGACTTGCATGAGCGCGGCGGCGGTGGCTTGAGTCAGCGTGAAAAGCGAAGGGTTTTTGATGGGGTTCAGGGATTCAGTTACGGTGTTCATGTGCTATCCTTTGCCTACCCTGTGCTGTGGAGGTGTTTCTGCTATCTAGCAATGAAGCAAACGCTTCTTTGCGACTTCTCCACGATGGCACGGGGTTTTTTTGTGCCTATGAAAAAGCCCTCACTCGGAGGGCTTTGTTTTTGATTCGATTTCATCGATCTTCTCATTGACCTTATCGATCAAGCTCAAGACCTGAGATTTGTGGATGGCTCTCGGAAAGTCGAACCTTCCAATGTGGTAATCGAAAAGACCGAATCTGAGGATGTTGCATCGACTTATAAGCGCGAAAGCGGAAGCGCTCGCCATTAGATCATCGACCGGGTCAGGAAGCAATCTGCAGAAAGGGTTGTCGTCGCTAGATCCGAAAGGAACAACCCAAAATTCGGTCGTATTCACGAACTCAAGCAACCAGAAACGTGCCTTCTTCAAGTCCTCCAGTTCGCTCCCTTTGAAAGGGGCGCGGATGATGTACTCGATGGCGCTGGCGAGCGGATGCGGAAGGAATTTGGTCAGGTCTTTCGGCTCGCACTCGAATCGGTAGCGAGCGTAATGGCTGGGGTGATTGACGCTGTCTGTCATGGGGATGTCCTTATATGTTTTCAACTTGGTTCGGATCAGCTTTTCTGATAGTTTTGATGCATTTTTCGCACCAATCGATCAGTGGCTTGCACTCGATCCGTTTTGCTCGCCAGTACAGCGAGAAGATGCGGTTTGCTATTGGGTTTTCTTGCTTCTTGCGTGCCCAATCGCATATCTTCATGTAGTGCAAGTTGTATGCGGCCTGCCTCAGCTCGGAGCATTTGCCATCTACAAACCAACTGCATACTTCTTGAATTCGCCAACAAAACTCGGAAAAGTCAGGTGTCGGGAACACGGTTAGCCCTGTTCCATCAACCGGAGGCTCGTGCGATTCGATGCTTGCATCGATCTCGTAGATCGGAACGTTGTAGGGTGGGAGTTCGACGTAGGGGAACGGATTTGTGGCCTTCTTCGTCTTCTCCCAAGGGAGAATCTCATCCTCCCATGGGCGAATTTGTTCTGACATATCCACCTCAAAAAAAGCCGCCCGGAGGCGGCTCATTGTTGTTATTCGTCTTCGTCAAGTAATGCGTTGGGGTCCAGTTCAAACTCTCCGCACCCGAGTTCACCAAGGGCGACTATTACCGAATCCAGACTAGGAAAGATAGACTTCCCAAATTCTGTGGATATCGGGGATTTCCGGCAGCATAAAAAGTACCCTTCTTTGTGTTCGAGTTCTTCAGCTTGTTCTTCGCTGACTGAAAAGCGGCAATTCAACTCTTTCGTTCTTGTATCGAAAGTTTTTCCCGATCTTGTTCTGCAATAAATGCAGTGTCGGCATTTTCCGTAAGGCATATTTGTCTCCAATAAGGAGGCCACCGCCCGCGCAGTACCCTTCGCAGTTGCAGTCTCTCGACGCTTTGCACACATCACGGGCGGCGGCCTAAGAGAGTTGGCCGCGCACCGGCTGGAAAAGCCTACGGGAGGAACCGGCGGGCGGCCGAAGAGGTTAGTCGGGTTTGTACGGATCGGGCAGCTCGGCCCAGGCGATTGGCGTTGCCACCCAGTCATACGGATGCGAAAACGTTCCACCTGTGAACTTGTCGAACTTCCAGAATCCCAAAGTCACTTCGAAGCTGTTGTTTTCGCCCTTCCAAGTCACCAAGATCTGAACGCCTTCTGGCGGAGTTTCTTCGGGGAACTTGTGCCACACGGCTTCGGTCTTTCTCATGACTTTTTCCTCCAAGGTAGATCGACGTTGATCGGCCGCCAGAGGTGCAGGCAGTTTTTGTGAACGTTGATGTACTCCGACTGAGGCGGAAAGAACTGGATCACTTCGTCCTCCGGATCCCAGAAGAGCATCTTGATGAACTTCAGCTCGTTCCACGTAGGCAATCGCGTTTTAAGTGACACACTCACGTGCTCCCACTGTATGCCATTGTCGTCCGTGTCCAGCGTCGCTATGGCGGTGAGCTTTATGCCATTAAAGGGGATTCGGTACAAACGCCCGGTCATAAACTGCAAGCGTTCATATTGTTCTGGGAATCGAAGCATGGCTCACTCCCAGGTTCGGTAACGCTTTACCGATTTCGAAATTGCTTCAGGGCAAACGGTTCCGTCTTCGTAGCACCAGCATCCGCCTTCTGCGAAGGTGTGGTAGAAGCCGCAGAACTTTCTGCCACCTCTTGTCTCAACTCTCATCAGCACGCTATCTGGTGGCGTCACTTCTGGGAAGTTGTTCCAATCATTCGGGTCGTACTCTTCGAAGACTTCGATTTCGTGCTCGTAAAGAAGCATCGAGAACCGATTTACGATTTCGTATCGACCAGGCAGTTCGCCAAAAAAGAGCCTGTAGTCTGCGTCAGTCGTCCCACGGCCTTTGATGTTTTGAAGGTTGCCTTCAATCTGACGGGAAAAGTCACCATCGCTGATTTCGTCAAGATGCTTTTGCAGCTCTTGGTCTTTGAGTCTGTACTTTGTCATGCATTCCCCATCTTGTTTTTGAGTTGCTCAAAAAGGGCCTTTATGTCGATCTCTCCGGATTGAACGGCTTGAACGTAGAAATAGACTGCAAGACCGACGATCTCCTTCCAGTACTCGTTTTCTTCCCCGGGCCACTCAAGCGCGTGCACAGACAGAAGTCTGAAGATCGATACCGAATCAAGCTTCGGCATGCCTGGCGTGGTGAGCGACCCGATGAAAAACTGCGCGAACACGCTCTTGCCGTTCTTTTGTGCCGTGCTTGACAAACTCCTCTGCAAAACTCATCTGCTCCTCACTAGCAAAAAAGATCTATCCAGAATTTGAAGCTGGCTCCGATGATGCCCGTCAACACGAAGAGCAAAAAAGTCACGAAACCGAGCGCGGCCAAAATATCGATAAAGTCTTTAAAGTCTTTCATGTGAAAAAAGGCCGCTCAGTGGCGGCCTATACGTAGAGTTTCAGGGCTGGGACGGTATCAAAAAGGAGGATCGTAGTTCGGTACTTCCTGCCCGTATCCGGGCGGAACTTCCGGCTGTGAGCCGTTCTGCGGTGCGGCATGGAAAGCCTTGTAGTCATCCGTCTCTCGGTCTTTCAAGCCTTTGAGCTTCTGCTCGAGTTTGACCGGCGTTTCGACCCCGTTGATGATCTCACTGGCGGTCTTGCGTGTCTGCGGGTCAAAGAATCCGCTGATGCTCATATCGAACTTCTCACTACCTTGATAAATGTCATTGACGCGCTGAAGGAGCACGCCGACCTGCTTCTTTTCAAGAACGGGGATTCGATACCCCTGCTCAGTCGTGTGATCGCGGCGGTAAACCGTGGCGGCCTGAGTCTTAATTTCGTCGATGCCGAGGATGGTCATCAAGGCGTGAAGCATCCCCATGCCAAAAGCTTCATCACCGCTGGCTTTCGTGAGCACGAGACGGGTTGTGCAAAGTGCACTTGTTCGCACATCCTTGAGCGTGAACTCGATCAGGCTTGCGCCGCTTGCAGTCTGCTTTGCGGCGGCCTGACCGATCCAGACGACGTACTCGCCTGTCTGAGTGATGAAGGAGCCGCCGTCGGCCTTTCGTGCTTTGTCTGTGTCTCTTTTGATGCTGTCAAACATTTTTCAAGTTCCTTAATAGGGGATGTCTTCGATAGGGATGTTGTCGAATCTGTTGCGGGTGCTACTGGGGCTCGGAGGTGTGCGCTTTGGTGTGGGTTGCCCGGTTGCACCTGATGCGTTGCCGTCATCGTCATCATCAGCGGCAATGCCAAGGAAAGACGACAGCGAGTAGCGGCAGGCGTACGTGCGAGCGGAGCCAAAAGCCTGCGCGGCGTTGATCTTCCCGTTTGCTCCGGACGGCATGAAGAGCTCGGAACTCTCAAGCGTCTGCCCGCTTTCGTGCGCGAGAATCGTGCGGACGGTTACGCCTCCCTGGACGCTTCGCACGTCCTGGTACAGGAAGATGCCATTGGCATTGAGTGCCGGGCGCACGGCTTCGAGGATGCTCGTCAGGTCAGCGTATCTGCCGTAATTCGCCTGCTTGTTCTTCTGAACGGTCTTAAAGGCGGCTTGCGCTTTGGCAAGGGCAGCGAAGAGCTTTGCGCGGTCTGCCGGGTTTGGCGCTTGGATCGTCACAGCCGGAGCGGTGACTTCAACTTCTGTGGTCATGTGGTATCCTTTTGGCGTTCTTTGATGAACGCCCCTTTTTATAGGTTTTCAGAAAGGGATCGGGCCGTTGGAGTCGTCAGCTCCTTCGGCCTTTTTCGTGTCCAGATCTGGATTCGTATCTCCGTACCGATCCTGGTACTCTGCTTCGTACTTCGAAGCGAGGTAGTCCATCCAGTCGTCGTACTCTGCAAGTTCTTGCGGTGTCATGATCTGCTCCTCAAAAAATCTTCCAGTCGAGCAGTGCGACTACGCCTGCGAACGCCATGACGCTGATGCCGATCAAGTCCCAATGACGAGCGCAGAAATCGATTTGCTTGTCCATGAAGGATTTGATCTTCTGGCGACGTCTCACCGCCTTGCGCACCGATGCCATGCGGCGGTTGTGCGCCTCGGCCGCTGGGTCGAAGTATCTTTCAGTCATGTGGTCTCCTTGTGTTGTTGAGGACTTCTGTCTGCGGCCTGCGTCGCCAAGGAGACAAGCGACGGGAGCCAGGCCGCAGGCAGAAGGACTCGCCTTCTGAAAGAGTTACTGGATGAGGTAGATGATCCATGGCAGGCTCAGGATCGAGCCGAAGCCTGCCGCGGCGGTCAAAAAAAGCACGGCGGGGCGTTCGCCGTGCTCATCAGGTGTCCAAAAGGACTTAAGCAGCTTGCGCATCTTGATGCTCCTTTACTTGCCGGAGGAAGTCGCGGGCGTAGTCGATCAGACCTTGGACGTGATCTTTGTCAGTGCCAAAGCGAGCCAAGACGTTGCCTTTTGTGATCGTCAAGCCTTCGTATGCGCACCACTGGATAACGTCAAGCGAGTTGTCGAGGTCTGGCTTTCGAAGGCTCTTTGCAAGACCGCTGATTGATGCTTTGAACTCATCGAGTCTGATGCCGAAGATGAAGATCGTGCAAGATCCGGTAATGCACAGATCGACGTGTGCGCCATCCAAGCAGCGGAGGTTGATCAGGTTGTCGCCGCCGCGAGTGAGGTCGCAGGGTTCTACCTGCCAGTCGATGACCTTGAAGTACTTCTTGGTGGTCATGCCGATGCCTCTGCAAAGTCAAATTTTTCTTCGAACCATTCCCAGAGCTGGACGGTTCTGTCAAAGTCGAAATCGAACTCGTCGGATGTAGCGACCTGCTCGACGATCTCTGATGCCGTGTCAGCATCAACCTCGTCGAAGATGCCTTCATCGACCATCCGCGTGAGTTTCTGACGGGCCTCCCAGACTAGGTCGGGTTTGTAGTAGCGCATGGTTTTCTCCATGAAAAAGACCCACGGAAACCAGTTCCGAAGAACTGGCTTCGATTGGCCTTTTCCCTGAAGTGAGCGGAGGTATCACTCCGCCATGTAGCCCACACTCGGGCATCAAATCAGGTTGCGCGTATTGGCTAGTGCGCTGCCTTGAGCCGTCCTATCAGGTCGCCAACCCGACTCGGGCATCACGGGACTTGCACCCGCTTTGCATACGCCTTCGGTGACGCTTGCTTTTAGTTCACCTAAATGATGTTAGACAAAATTGACTTCATCACTTAAGTTGACTTCATTATAACTAAGCGCAAAGATTAGGCAAGTCTAAAGGCGTGCATTAGGTGAGCCTAAATGTCACAAGTTGTAAATTGAAGACAATAGACAACAAAAAAGCCGCCAAAAGGCGGCTTGCGTTGGGTTCGTCAAATTAGAAAGGAGCACTGCCGGATCGTTCGATCACACGACCCACGAGGAAAAATCTATCTAGGTCTGATGCCTCAATAACTTCGTCTTGAGGTTGCTCTGCTGGATTTTCAGAGTGCACCACAATTGACCCATTTAGCTTGGCATAAAGTCGCTTCACACGAACGGATTCGCCATAACAAAAGATGTAAATCTTCCCATTGACGATTTTCTGACCCGGGCGGCAGTCGCAAAGTATTCTGTCGCCATCAAAGAGAATTGGCACCATGCTATCGCCGTGCACTTTGAAGCGTCGGCAGTCCTTTGACTTGACGCCTTGGCTTTTCAGCCAATCTTCTCGGTACAGTGCCCGCCGAATCTCGGTGACTTCTTCATAACTTGGAGTAAAGCAGTCGCCAGCACCAAAAGTGATCTCGTATTCTGGAATTTCGACAAAGCCATCGGGCGTCGATTCTTCTTCATAGATTTCGCCAACGCCTGCGGCTTTTTCTCCTTTCCCTGTCGTGAGCCACAAGGCGTTCACACCTAAGAACATTGCGGCTTTGATAGCCGAAACGGCGTCAAGACTTTTCGTCTTCCCGTTAAACCATGCTGTGACTGATGCAGGAGCGACCTGACAGTATCTAGCGAGTTCTGCTTTTGACTTACCAGACTCGGCCAGAGCTTCAGCAATGCGGTCTTTGAGTTCTGATGGCATACATCCTCCTTTTTAGATAAGCCTAACCAAAACAAAAAATTTCCGCTCATTAGCACTAAGGTAAGATTTAGGTATAATAAAGCATCAATTAGGCTAACCTAAAACAGGAGTTTTAAGCATGGCAAAGCTTGCTACTCGGCGTTTAGACCCAGAGCGATCGGCCGAGATCATCGAAAGCCTGGGCGGTACATCCGAAGTCGCACGACTTTTTGGGATCAGCGCTCCGAGCGTTACCGAATGGAAAAAGTCGGGGATACCTGACTATCGGCTTCTTGTGCTTCAAATCAAGCACAAGAAGAACCCTGCCGTTCGTAAGTCTTTCGACTTCAATCCGTGCGAAGTGCGCGCATAAGGACATAGCCATGAGTGGGAAAGCTATGTCTTGGTCTAGGACGGTCAAAGTAGGATCGTCCAGCGCAAAGCAGGTGCTGCGAGAGCTTTGCATCAGTCAAAACGAATTGACTGGTCAATGCACGTTATCGATCAATTCTTTGATCGAGATCACCGAGCTTTCCGAAACAACGGTTTTGAAGGCACTTGCCACTCTCAAGGCGAGAGGCTTTATCCAAGTTGAAAAAGTAAAGACCCAAAACGGGTGGGGAAATTCCTACAGCTTTCCTCTGCTGGAGAGTACCCCTAAAAATGAGGGTACCCCCAATTCTAGGGATACCCCAAAAATTAAAGGTACCCACAGTTTTGAGGGTGAGGGTACCCCCAATTCTAGGGATACGGGTACCCCTAAAACTAGGGATCTAAAAAAAGAAGAAAAAAAAGAAAAAAGTATGTACGCGCCTTCTGTTGAAGTCGCTCATACGTCCGTTTCTTCAAAACCTACCAAAAAGGAACCTCAAGGCTCTCGCTTCACCATCGAAGAGCTACCTGATGAGTGGTTCTCCGAGTGCCGTCGCATCCAGCCCAAGGCAGACCCCCACAAAGTCTTCGAGGAGTTCCGAGACCACTGGATCTCACAGCCTGGTGCAAAAGGCCGAAAGTCCGACTGGACGGCTACATGGCGGAACTGGTGCCGGCGCATCAACGCCAGAGACCTTGAACGTGTCGGCTATGAGCCCGGGCGCGAGCAGTTCATGGTGAAGCCCGAGCCTGTGAACCCCTTCAAGGTTACGCCGCAGAACTGCCCGCCTCGCCAGAAGACCGAAGAGGAGCTGGAAGCAGAACGCTCTTTCGACCTTTTCGAGCGCGTGCTCAACGGGGAGGTGTGAATGATTCCATCCCTTAAGACTCTCGGCTCTGAGTACTGGCGAGTTCACACGGTGGCCTTCGACTTTGTGGATCGTGCTTCCGAGCGATTTCACGAGGTCAAACATCCTTGTACGGGCGAACGACTCACGGTGCTTTTGGAATCGCGCGACGAAATTGTCGGAGCTGACTTCTCTTTCTGCCAAGGCCGAACAGTCTGGATCGACGCCAAGCCTATCGACTACCGACGGGCACGCCTCCTATGGAAGGAGCTTCAAAAGCTCGAAAACCGCCCGTCTTCGATCTACACGCATGACGAGCACGGCCTGCTCATGTACGACTTCATCACACAAAAAAGGACGAATTTCTATGCAAAGCCTTCAGCCTGAAATCGTGAATTTCGACGACCCTCAAGACTACCGTGACGCTTACGATCAGCTTCAGATTCAGACTTGCCTGCGCAAGCCTGAAGCCTTCGAAGACGGAATGTGCTGCATCCTTGAAGGGCGTTTTACGGGGGACCCTTTTCCTCTCGAAAACCGCCTTGCTTTCAGAGATGGAGAGTTGACGATTTGGGGCGGAATCAACGGTCACGGAAAGAGCTTGCTTACAGGGCAGCTCGCTTTGCAGCTGGCGGACGCAGGTCACAAGTCCTGCATCATGTCCCTTGAGATGGAGCCGAAGCGCACGCTGTTTCGCATGTGCCGCCAGTGGCTCGGCCACTATCCGAAGACATACGACGATGTGAAGCGGTTCCTTGCCCGGTACAACGAGAGCCTTTTGCTTTTCGACTATGTCGGCGCTCTCGATCAGTCCATCATCTTCGGCGCGATAGTAGTTGCGGCCCAGCAGCGCTTTTGCCGGCACATCTTTATCGACAACCTCATGAGATGCGTGTCAGGTGAAGACGACTACAACAGCCAGAAGGACTTTGTGCAAGAGCTGTGCGCTATCGCTCGTCGCCTTGGCATCCATATCCACCTCGTGCATCACGTCCGGAAGGGCAAAGACGAGAACGAAGAGATCGGGAAATTCAGCTTTAAAGGATCCGGATCGATCATCGACCAAGCCGACAACCTCATCCTGATCCAGCGCAATCGCGCCAAGGAAAAGCGACGCGAAGATCGCACGCTTACGCCGGTTGATGATCGCTCAGAAGGCGATTCAATCCTGAGAATCGTCAAGCAGCGTAATGGCGACTATGAAGGAAATCGGGCGCTGTGGTTCAACCGCAAGGCGGCGGCCTTTTGTGACAACCCCGACTGCAAGACGCCGTGGGAGGTGTGAGACATGCCCAAGGGTGTTGCAAAGATTTTTGTGGCCTGCGTGACCATTTCGGTCGCAATCTTGATCGGCGTGCTGACAAATGTGGCCGCTATCAAGCTGCTTCAGATGGCGGTCGATCTAAGCGTGTATGGCAAGGCTTTCGTCATGATTGCCGTGAGCTCCGCCTATGCGCTTCTTGGTATGAATCTTTTAATGAAGGAGTGAGGTTGTGTACTACGAAATTCAGCTTTACGGCGATGACGCCTTGACCATCATCAGCTTGCTTGAGAACTCCGGGAACGCTTCTCTGGCGGTCAAGGTCAGAGATCAGATGTACGCTCAGCGCGAAGCCTTTTTTGCAAACCTTGCAAATCAAGCTAAGCCTGCCAGTCCTGAAAAGCCGATGACGGATGCACAGGCCGTGAACTATCTGCGCGAGATCTTCGGAGGTGCCCGATGAAAAAGGATCGGCTCCGACTGATCGAGGAAGAAGGCTACAGAGCTGCGCGCGCAGGTGAGTCAAAGTCGATGCACCTCTATCACACAAGAGATGAGCGCATGGCTTTTGAAGCCGGCTACTACAAGGGAACGATCGAGATCAACCGGGAACGAGAGGCAAGAAGGGAATGCACACAGCAAAAACAGGACTCTACGCAAAAGGGCGGCTAAAGACCGGAGAGATGAACCGAACCGAGGCGGCTTACCGAGATCACTTGGAAGCCGAGAAGAGATCCGGGCGCATCTTGGCGTTTTGGTTCGAGCACATCAAGCTCAAGATCGCCGACAACGCATGTGGCTACACGCCTGACTTCATGGTGATGCGCTCTGACGGCGTGATCGAGCTACACGAGGTCAAGGGCAGCCTGCGTATCTTCCAAGAAGATGCAAAGGTCAAAGCGAAGGTCTGCGCGGACATGTATCCGTTCCCTGTCAAGGTCGTTTGGCCGCGCAAAAAGAAAGACGGCGGCGGCTGGGAAGAAATGCAGTATTGAGGAGACGAGATGCTTTCGAAGAGTGATGAGGAAATTTTGACAGACCGCCTCCGGAACTGGGGGCGGTGGGCCGCTGATAACCAGCACAGCGCTACAAACTGGATATATCGCATGATGCTCTTATCGGGAGAGATCAAGCTGTCAGAAGATGACGGTACGAAGGTCGATCTGGCGGACGCTTTGCTGGTCGAACGCGCCTGGAAAGGACTTCCTCAAAAGCCCTATCGGTACTACGTGGCCAAGTGGGTTCTGGCCGCACATTACGCTTATCCGCGCTTGACAGTCCAGCGATTCTGCCAGTACATGCATATCCGGAAGCGAGAGTATGAAGACCTGCTGCGACTGGCGCATTACATGATCTACAACCGCATCGAGCAACATGCTGCAAAAAATTTGGCAGCACACTCCTCTTGACAAATACTTTTAAAAGGTCATAATTGAGCCAAGAAAATCCGAAGCCTGTGTGACCAGTTGCATTTGTTTGGGAGCCTGATGGCTCCCTTGTCATGCATAGGAAAAACAGAAAGCGTACTCAGGACACCTCTCAAGGAAGTGCAATAACCTGAGTCTTTTCACGACAAAGCCCCTGAGTTTGCGAGACTCCGGGGCTTTTGCTTTACTGGTTCATGGTGAGCGATACGAACTTATCCAGGTCCGCATCGTTCGCAAAGACGAATTCGATCGGCTTTGCGCGTTCACCCTCCTTGAGCACTTTAACGCCTGCCCTGGTGGTCTTGATTGAAACGATCTTGTCCAGCGGAATGCGTTTTGTGGATTCGTCTCCGCATGCGTAGTACAGGTGCTTCGTCGTCACGGCTACAGGGCCGTAGCCAAGTTTGACGCGAACCTCGTTTCGCACCATATGCCCGCGTGAGTTTCCAATTCGGAAGCTCACGCCCTTCATGATGCGAAAGCTCCAGCCGTGCGAACCGGCTTGAAATTTGGCCTCGGATTTTGTCGTATACATGTTGACGCGGTAGAAACGACCTAAGACCTCCTCCGACTTCTGAAACTTGAATTTCACAATGTCGCTCGGAAGTTGTGAAACGGGCATTGGCTCGGGTTCGACTTCGACAGGTACGGGAACCGCCTCGTCTGGAGGCGTCGGCTCTGTCTCTTCTGTCGGCTTGTTTTTGCGTTCCGTTTGCTTCTCTTTCTCTTTTTCTTTTTTGTTGAGGATGCAAACGAGTAAAACGAACGCTCCAACTGCCATGGCCATGTAGATCAAAACGGTGTCCATGGTTGTTCCTTTGGTAAAAAAAGCAATTTTAGCCCGCCGATGTGCGGGCTTTTTTATGCCCATGACTCAGCTCAAAATCGTCTATCGCAAGGTCGAAGACCTTATCCCTTACGCGCGTAATGCCCGCGTGCATTCCGATGCGCAGGTCGCAGAGATTGCCGCAAGCATTAAGGAGTACGGTTGGACAAACCCGATCTTGCTTGATGGTGATAACGGCATCATCGCCGGGCACGGCCGCCTTATGGCAGCTCGAAAGCTCGGCATGGATGAGGTGCCTACAATCGACATCATCGGCCTCACAGATATCCAGAAGCGTGCGCTGATCCTCGCGGACAACAAGATGGCTTTAAACGCCTCTTGGGACGAAGATATGCTGAAGCTCGAACTATCTGATCTGGTGGGGGGGGGAGTCGACCCCATCATTACGGGCTTCACTCAAGAGGAAATTGATGACCTGATCGGGACGTTTGACCCTACTTCGGAGATCGAAGAGGAAGAACTCCCTGAGCCTCCGAAAAATCCAAAAGTCCAAACTGGCGACTTGTGGATTCTTGGTAGTCACCGGCTTCTGTGCGGTGACTCAACATCCCCAGAAGACGTTGCTTGCTTGATGGGAGATGATCGGGCTGACCTATGGCTGACTGATCCGCCTTACAACGTCGCATACACAGGCAAGACGAAAGACTCACTCACGATTCAAAACGACGAGATGGACGATGAATCCTTCCGTCGCTTTTTGGTATCTGCCTACTTTGCCGCCGATTCGGTTTTGAAAGAAGGCGCTGCCTTCTATATCTGGCATGCGGACTCGGAAGGTTTCAATTTCCGTGGTGCCTGTCGAGACGTAGGCTGGAAGGTACGCGAATGCCTTATCTGGGTCAAAAACGCTTTTGTCATGGGGCGCCAGGACTACCAGTGGAAGCACGAGCCTTGTCTGTACGGCTGGAAAGATGGCGCTTCGCATAACTGGTATTCAGACCGAAGCCAGTCGACCGTCTTGGAGTTTGCGCGACCCAACCGAAACGGCGAACACCCGACCATGAAACCAGTGGAGCTGTTCCGCTATCTGGTCGGAAATTCCACACGCAAAGGTCAAGTCGTACTGGATAGCTTTGGCGGATCCGGAACGACTCTGATCGCGTGTGAAGACATAGGCCGAAATGCGCGGCTCCTTGAGCTTGATCCTGCTTACTGCGATGTGATTATCGAGCGTTGGCAGAAGTTCACAGGTCAAAAAGCGATCCGAGAGTCTGACTCGGTCTGCTTCGATGAGCTGGAGGTTGCGGCATGAACAACCTCTCTATTGAACTGACAGGAAACGAAGCGCGCTTGATCTTTTACGCCATCAAGAACCGTAAATCGAAGGTGGCCGAGAATGTTCGGGAAAAAATGATCCGAGCATCTGAAAAGAATTTTTTAAAGCGGCAGCACGCCGCACTGAACAGGAAAGACAATGGCCAGAAGGGAGATCCCGATTGACCTGAAAAAGGTCGAAGAGTACGCGCAGGTGTGCGACTCAGAGGCCGAAATCGCGCTTGCCCTTGGTATTTCTCAAGATACCCTAACGCGACGCAAGCAGACCCGAGCGGATTTTGCGGAGGCTATAAAAAGGGGCAAAGCAAAAGCCAACATCTTTGTCGGCGGCAAGCTCATGCAGAAGATCAAAGCCGGCGATACGGCCTCGATCATTTTCTATCTAAAGACCCGGTGCGGCTGGAAGGAGACCCAGAAGATCGAGGCGGACGTTACCCAGCACGAAGTGCCTGAGGGGTTGCCGGCCATTTATGCGGCACTGAAGAAGCAGACGAAATGACAGAAGTTTTTGCCGAACTCTACGAACCGCACCGGTACAAGGTTTTGTACGGCGGACGCGGCTCCGGCAAAAGTTGGGCTGTTGCGCGTGCCTTGATCGCAATCGCAGACTTCGGAAGAACGCGCATCCTGTGCTGTCGTGAGGTGCAGAACTCGATCAAGGATTCGAGCTACCAAATCCTCAAGGATATGGCTCATCGCATGGGCCTGGCGAGCCGCTTCACTTTCAAGGATGCTGAGATCGTTCACAACGGCACCGGAAGCCGATTTATCTTCAGTGGCCTGCTACGCAATGAGAACTCAATCAGGTCAAAGGAAGGTATTGACATCTGCTGGGTCGAAGAAGCCTCTAGCGTCTCGCAGACATCGTGGGACGTTCTCAGCCCGACGATCCGCAAGGACGGATCCGAGCTGTGGATCACATTTAATCCTTTAACTGTCGACGATCCGACAAACGTCTTTATCGAGAATCCTCCTCCGGGCGCGTTTGTCCGAAAGGTGAACTACTGGGACAACCCGTATTTCCCTGAAGAACTTCGCCAGCAGATGGAGTGGGACAAGGCCAATGACTATGAAAAGTACCTCCACATCTGGGAAGGCTATCCGCTCACAATCAGCGACGCTCAAGTCTTCAAAGGAAGGTTCTCGGTCGAAAGCTTCGACGAAGGCCTCTGGCAAAAAGCAGATCGACTCTTTTTTGGCGCGGACTTTGGATTTGCCCGCGACCCTTCGACGCTCATTCGGTGCTTCATCTACGAGCGCCGTCTGTACGTCGACTACGAAGCCTATGCTTGTGGCGTGGAAATCGACGAGCTCCCGCAGCTATACGACTCAGTCCCCGGGTCAAGGAAATGGCCAATCAAGGCAGACTCGGCGCGTCCCGAAACTATCTCGTACCTCAGAAGCCGGTGCGGATTCAACATCTCAGCGGCGGCGAAGTGGCAAGGCTCGGTTGAAGACGGAATCGCTTACTTGAAGGGCTTTGACAAGATCATCATTCACCCGCGATGCCAGCACACCGCAGATGAGTTCAAGCTTTACAGCTACAAAGTCGATCGACAGACAAACGAGGTTTTGCCGATCGTCTTGGACAAGTACAACCACATCATCGACGCCATCCGCTATAGCCTCGATGGCTACATCACTCAAGCGGGCTTGGACGAATGGGCGGCGCTAGGTCGCCAGCAAACGCCTCTTTTTGGAGCATTTTGATGAGCAAAATCAGCAGACGCCGTAGTCGCGCTCCGAAGGGGGTGCGCCTCGGTGACTCTTACAACTTCGGCGGCTTCGGTGGGTACAACGGCGGATACATGAATCCGTTGTTGCGCATCGGCATGGCATCGACTGCGCAGGCTGGTCAGTACAAGCCAGGCTTTAAAACCTTTGACCGCACCGCTCTTGAGTATGCCTATCAAACCTCATGGATCTGCGGCCTTGCGGTTGACGTGGTGGCCGAAGACATGACACGCGAAGGCATTGACATCCAGGAGGCTGATCCGCAGGTCATTGATCTAATCGAAGCCGCGATGGACAACTTCCGCATTTGGGATTCGATCTCGGATGCCATCAAGTGGTCGCGTCTTTATGGTGGCGCTTTGGCTGTCCTGCTCGTTGACGGCGATGACATGAGCACGCCGATCGACATCGATCGCATTCCGAGAGGCAGTTTCAAGGGCTTGATGGTTCTTGACCGCTGGCAGGTCACGCCGTCGCTGTCCGAGCTTGTCGAAGAGATGGGTGCGAACTTCGGAATGCCGAAGTACTACACGGTCACGAGCGACGCTCAAATTGTTCTTAAAGGTCGCATCCACCATTCGCGTGTGGTGCGCTTTGAAGGCCGCAAGCTTCCGTACTACCTGCGATCTGCCTACCAGACGTGGGGCGCAAGCGTGCTTGAACCGCTTTTCGACCGTATCGAATACTTTGACATGGTCAGCAAAGGCGCGGCACAGCTCGTGAGCAAGACCTACCTTCGGTACTACAAGGTCAAGAACTTGCGACAGATCATGACGAACCCGGTGATGGCCGAAGGCTTCCTGAAGCAGATGGATCAAGTCCGCTTCTTCCAGTCGACAGAAGGCATGACGCTCGGTGATGCGGAAGACGACTTCCAGACATTCAGCTACACCTTCACGGGTCTTCCGGAAATCATGTTGCAGTTTGGGCAGCAGATTTCGGGCGCTCTCGGCATTCCGCTTGTGCGCCTCTTCGGACAGTCTCCAGTCGGCTTCAACTCCACCGGCGAGGCCGATTTGCGGATGTACTACGACAACATCAAGCACGATCAGGACTCAGACTTGCGCCCGGGCCTGAAGCGCATCTTGCGTGCGCTGTACGCATCTGTCATGGGCAAGCCCGCACCGAAGGACTTGAGCTTCGAGTTCAAGACCCTTTGGCAAATGACGAACGAACAGAAAGGGCAAGCGGCAACGGCCTTCACAGGTGCCATCCTGCAAGCCTTCCAAGCCGGTGCGATCTCCGAGCCGATCGCCATGCAAGAGCTCAAGAAGCTTGCCGGCACGGTTGGACTCTTCGGCTCGATCACGGACGAAGACATCGACAAGGCGAAGGCCGAGGATGACCTTCAGCTTCCAGATCTACAGGACTTTTTGAATGGCCAAGGTGAAGGACAACACGTTCCGGGAGCCAACGAAAACAGCGTCTCTGGACAAGTGGTATCGAAGCCAGCTGCGCAAAGTCAGCCGCATGGTGGACTTGATCGCTCGTGAGTACTACGACGAGACTGATCCCGAAGGAATGGCCGAGCTCATCCAAGCTCGGCTTTTTTCGTACTCGGACACCATAGACGCATGGGCGACGGCGGTCGCGACGACCATGCTCAAGCGGGCGTCACAGGCCGACTATGACGTGTGGCGCAAGGTCGGTCAAGAGCTGTCGGCAGACGCCAAGCGGATGCTCAAGTCTGATGCCGTAGGTTCTACCTTCGACAAGCTTCAGGCCGAGCAGGTCGAGCTGATCAAGTCAATACCGCGTGATGCCGCGCAAAGGGTTCACGACTGGGCGGCCAAGGGCATGACCGAAGGCGCACGTCCGGACGTGATTGCAAAGAAGATCAGAGACGAGATCGGCGGCGTCACAGAGTCGCACGCGCTTTTGATCGCACGCACTGAGACCGCCAGAGCGCGTAGCAACTTCACGGAGGCTCGCGCAAAGGCTGTTGGCTCTACCGGCTACATCTGGCACAGCGTTCACGACAGCGGAACGCGAGACAGACATCGTGCGCTTGATGGAACGGTTCAGACGTGGAAGAAGCCGCCTATTTCCGATTACGGCAAAGGCGGCGCACCAGTCCGTAGTCATCCCGGCTGCATCTGGAATTGCCGCTGCTGGGCAGAGCCAATTTTCCCAAGAGATTTAGATGAGAAAACGAAAGTTTAAAGACGGGCAGGTTCTGACAGAAGAAAGCCTGAGTCCGCACATCGAGCGGACGCGCGAAGGCTACTTGCTTTGCAAAGACGTGCCGATCAGTCGAGTCGGTGAGTTCGAGTACACGCCGATCGAAGCAGGCATCCGAGGCAAGGGCGGCAAGGTCATCCTGACTCGCTCACCGGAAGAACTTTTTAAGCCCGATACGATTGCGAGCTTCGAGCTCAAGCCGGTCGTTATCGGCCATGACCGATTTGCCGATCCAAGCAACTGGAAAGAGATCTCGGTCGGCATTGTCAAGAACGTCAGGCAAGGCAAAGACGCTGAAAAAGGTCTTTTGCTTGCCGACTTGCTCATCACCGCCAAAGAAGGCATCGACCTCGTTGAGAGCAAAAAGCTGCGGGAAGTTTCCTGCGGATACGACTCGATGACGGTTGATGACGGAGACGGTCGAGGGCATCAGGAGGCCATTGTGGGCAACCACGTGGCGCTGGTTTCCCGTGCACGTTGCGGGAGTGTTTGTAGTGTGAGAGATGGATTCATGAAAACGAAGGAAAGTCTCAAATCGAAGCTCCGTCGCATTTTCCGTGACGGGGACGAAGAAGATTTCAACAATGTCTTGGATGGCATTGAAGTAAAGCCGTGCGGTGACGAAGGTGAAACGACTCCCCCGCCGGCACCTCAGCCGACTGCCGAGGAAGTGCTCAAGACTCTGGCCGCGCAGGTCGCCGAGCTGGTCAAGCGCGTGGAGGCGATTGAGTCTGCCAAGGTGGCCGATCAGGACGATCAGCCGCCCGCTACGACCGAGCCAGTCGTGGACGAAGAAGCGCAGGTCGTTCCGGACGAAGAAGCCCAGCAGGTTATTGCTGATGCCGAAGAGATCGCTCCGGGTATGCAGAAGCCCGCTTGTGACTCTGCTGACGGCCACTTCACCCGCGGCCTCATTCGCCGAGTTCAGCGCAACGCCCTGAAGATCGCAGGTGTGCAGAAGTTTGGCGACACCGCATCGATGACCGGTCAGGTGCTCGACATTGCCTTCAAGGCCGCTGTCGATGCTCACCGCGCAGGCCGCAACCCCATGCCGCGTATCGGTGACGGCGACACTCAGCCGCAGCCTGAATCGCTCAACGAGCGTTTTAAGAAATTCTGGAATCAGTAAGGAGGACTTTATGTCTCAGTTCATTGGCACCCGCATGCCTGAAGGTTTTGCGGGCACGCTCACTCGCGGCGAGTTCGACTACACCGCGGAAACCAAGGTCAACGGCGGCCTGACTGCCTACGGTGTTCCGGTCAAGATCGATGCTTCGACCGGCAAGGCCGTTCCTTGCACCGCCACGTCTGACGTGGTGCATGGCTTCACGATGCGCGAAGTCGGCCAGTCCAACCTCACGGGCATTGCTCTGGCTCCCGTCGTATCCATTCTGCGCCGCGGCTATCTGCTTGTTTCCGCTGAAGGCACGCCCGCAGTTGGCGGTCAGGTCTATCTGTCTGCTACCGGCACTCTGACGGCCGACAGCTCCAGCACGACCGCGATCCCCGGATGTAAGTTCTGCAAGGCAAAGAACGCCGAAGGACTTGTCGAAATTGAATTCAATATCTAAGGAGGCAACATGCCTGTAATGCGATTTGGCGACGCAGATGTCGCTTCCACCGGCGCTTTTCTGATCGGTGAACTTGAACGCTTTGACTCGCAGATCTACGAGCCGATCGCGGATTTCACTTGGTCGCGTGATGTCCCCGTCCGCGAAGACGTGACGATCGCTGACGAAGTTTCGTCCTTCATAACGTCCGAGTATGCCGGCGGCACGTCCGGCACCGGCCACGGCACCAAGGCTTGGGCGGCTCAGAAGTCCGGCACCATCCCGAAGATTGATGTCGGCTTTACGAAGACGACCCATCCGATCATTCCGTGGGCGATGGAAGTTTCCTACTCCATCATCGAACTTCAGAAGGCCATGCAGGCCGGCCGTCCGATCGATACGCTGAAGCTTGAAGCTATGCGCATGAAGCATCAGCGCGACATCGACGAGCAGGTTTACATCGGCGACACCGAAACCGGCGCAACCGGTCTTTTGAACAACCCGTCGGTTGGCAAAGGCAATATCGGCACTTTTGATCCGGATACGGCTTCTGCTGATGATTTCCTGGACATGATCAACACGGTTCTCAAAGCCTCTTATCAGGCCACCGAGTACAACCGTGTTCCGGACACGATTCTGCTTCCGCCCGACATCATGACGTTCTTGTCTAAGCCTATGGTCGTCGGTGGTACGCCTCTGGCTATGACGGTGGCCGACTGGGTGCGTGACAAGTCTCTGACCTATACGGTCACGGGCAAGGCTTTGACCATGAATCCCTGCCGCTGGCTCCGCTTGAATGGTGGATACGGCTTCGACCAGGGACGCATTGTCGCCTACACGAACGCCCGAGACGTTGTGCGCTTCCCGCTGGTGAAGATGCAGAACACGCCGGTGCAGTTCCGTGGTCTCGACCAGTCGACGATCTACTACGCCGCCCTTGGCCAGGTCGAATTCGTTCGACCTGAAATGGTTTACTACGGCGACATGGCCGACTAAGCCGAAGAGGAGGGGCTATGAGTCACAAGCTCACCTACGAAAGCTTCATCGAAGCCTTTCCAGAGTTTTCGGACGATGTAGCTTGGCCTGTCACGCGAGTGCAGTCCCGCATCGATCTGTCGAACTGCTTTGTGCGCGTGCGTGACGACTTTTGCGATTCCGCCGCGAATCACATTAAAGGTCTGTATGTAGCACATTACCTTGCGGCTCAAGGTCCCTCATCGGAGTCCGGCAAGCTCGTGCAGAGTGCCGGCGGCACCGGCATCGTTTCGAGTAAGAGTGTCGACGGGGCTTCTGTCTCCTTCGACACCTCCACCGGAGCGGAGCAAGGTGCAGGCTTCTGGAACGTGACGGTCTATGGCCGCGAGTACTGGCAGCTCATCCAGATGATGGGGGCCGGAGGCGTGCAGATATGATCAAGACGGTTGTGAGCGTCAAGCGCACGGCCGGAACGCCTTTGAATGACTCCTTGAAGGAGCTGAAGAAGACATCGATCTACGTCGGCATACCTCGCGGTTCTGACGGTGATGTACGCGACGATGGCAGCGGAATCCTGAACTCCGATCTTGGATGGATTCACGAAAAAGGATCTCCAGCCGCAGGAATCCCGCCGCGTCCGTTTTTGGAGCCGGGTGTCGAGTCCGTGAAAGGCAAGCTTGCGGACCGTATGGGGCAAGCGATTACGGCTGCGCTTAAAGGCAACGACGCTGCGATGGATGCTTATCTGGAAACCGCGGCAATTGAGGCTGAATCGGCTGTGAAGGGATACATGCACGACGGCAAATTCGCGCCTCTGTCTCCGAACACGATTCGTTCCCGCAATCGCTCTCGCGGTACAAAGGACAAACGTTCTGGCGAGGCAGAAGGTACGGCATCCGTACAGCCTTTGATCAACACAGGCGCTTTGCGAGACGCCATCATGGCGATGGTTCATAAGGAGTAAGAGATGGCTTTACTGGATGTTTCAGAGGTCATTTCTGACCCGCTATTTACTTCGTCTGTGACGCTGATCGTGCGCGAAGAGTCTGAAGACGAAGATGGCCAGCCAGTCTGGACGGAGACGGACCAGTACGAGGTTCAGGCCGTTGTGACTTCGGATATGAAGACGCTTGAGCGTCTGCCCGAAGAGATCCGCCGAGTCGGCTCGATCGTCGTGCGCTTTCTCATCGACGATGCGCCGACCTTCCAAGGCCGTGCGCATGACTGCGTTGTGTGGCGAGGCAAACGCTTTGCCATCAATGACGCAGCAGACTACAGCAAGTTTGGGTGCGGTTTTATTCGTCTGATCTGTTCGCCAGAGGAGGCCACCGATGGCGGTTATTGACTCTCGAACTCCCGGCTACATGAAGCCGATTGAGCAGTCAGCTCTCGATCTTGAGAGCGTGCTCATCGACTTTGTGTCTGAGCTGACGGGGATTCCAAAGAATCGGATCCGATGGGCTTGGAAAGCACGCCCGGGCAAACCGATTTCTTTCGACGATGACTGGTGCGCAATCGGTCTGCAAAAGGTCACTTCGGCCCAGCCTTATCGAAAGGGGAAGAAAGGTGACATCGAGCAGGCGGACTCGGGCGACACGACTCAAGTCACGCATCAGACCCTGACAGTCTCCTTCAGCTTCTACGGTCCGACTGCCTCCGAGCTTTCGGACCTTTTTCGTGATGCCGCGCAGCTCGATCAGAACTTCCGCTATCTGAATGGCAGGGGACTTACCTTGCAGTCTGTGAGCGACGAAGTTCAGCGCATGCCCGACCTTGTCGGCAACCAGTGGCGAGATCGCTATGTGCTCGAACTCAAGATCGGGCGTGTCGTGACCCGCCGTTACGGCGTCCGCACGATTGCATCGGCGGGCTTTGAAATCTATACGGAGAAAGGGAAACTATGACGAATTCCACTCTTCCAGTCTCTCGCGTCGTTTCGGTGAGCGTCTCGATGAGTCCGACTGCGGCACGTGGCCGCAACTTCGGCGCGATGCTCATGCTCGGCGCGTCTGACGTGATTGATACGGATGAGCGCATCCGGATCTACTCTTCCATTGATGATATTGCGACAGACTTCGGCGTCGATGCGCCGGAATACAAAGGCGCACAGGCGTTCTTTGCTCAGTCTCCGCAGCCGACGACTTGCTACGTCGGTCGATGGGCAAAGACGGCCACGAATGGCTTGCTCAAAGGCCGCATCTTGGCTTTGTCCGAACAGCAAATCAGTCTTTTCACATCCATTCAAGACGGCGCTTTTGATGTGACGATCGACGGTTCTGTCGTGAATGTCACGGATGTCGATCTGCAATCTTGCTCGAACCTGAACGCCGTTGCGAGCGCCGTGACTGAAAAGCTTCAGTCTAAGGGCACGTGCCTTTGGATGGGCGATCGCTTTGTGATCCGCTCTGCGACGACCGGCACCACGTCCTCGGTCTCGACCGTGACGAACACGGGGCTTTCGGCACAGATGGGTCTGGAAGCCGGCACCACAATGGTCAACGGTGCGCAGGCCGAATCGCTTGAAGAGGCTGTCAACGTCATTTTGGACTATCCGAGCTGGTACGGCCTTTATCTCTGCGAAGACGCTGAAGATGACGACATCATTGCGGTGGCCAACCTCATCCAGGCCGCCTCTCCGTCCCGCATCATGGCCTTCACGACTGCCGACACGGCAGAACTGGATGCCACACGCGAAGATACGCTCTGCTCGAAGCTCAAGTCCGCAGGCATCAATCGTGCCATCGCGGTCTACACGTCGAGCGGTCAGGCAGCCGGTGCTTCCGTCCTTGGGCGCATGGCCACGGTGAACTTCAACGGTAGCAACACAACCATCACGCTCAAGTTCAAGCAGCTTCCGGGTGTGCCGGCGGAAAACCTCCGCACTTCGCACGCGGACAGCTTGAAGGACAAGAACGTCAATGTCTTTGCCGCCTACCAGAACGACACGAGCATCCTTCAGGAAGGCATCACGTGCGGCGGTTGGTTCATTGACGAAACGCATGGTCTTGACTGGCTACAGGATGCGGTGCAAACGGCTGTTTGGAACCTGCTCTACACGTCCACGACAAAGATTGGTCAGGACGAAGCAGGCTCTACCGCTTTGGTGTCTTGCATTTCCCGCGTGCTTGATCAGGGCGTTACCAATGGTCTGATTGCTCCGGGCGTATGGCAGGGCGACGAGTTCGGTGAGCTCTCGCAGGGTGACACGCTTTCAACCGGTTATTACGTCTATATCCAGCCGCTTGCGGAACAGCTTCAGGCTGACCGCGAGGCTCGCAAGGCTCCTGCGATTCAAGTCGCAGTCAAGCTGCGCGGCGCAATCCACTTTGTGGACGTGTCGATCATCGTCAACCGCTAAGGAGGTACGTAAATGGCGACTTACTCTTTTCTGTCGGTCACGGCCTCTTTGACCGGTGCGACCGGCTCCGTGGACTTGTCCTATGGCGCTTCGATCGCCAAGGAAGGCATCACGATCACTCCGACAGGCTCGCGCAACACGATGACGCCTGGTGCTGACGGCGAAGTGATGCACTCGCTGAAGGCCGACAAGAGCGGCACTGTCACGGTGCGTCTTTTGAAAACTTCGCCTCAAAACAAAAAGCTGATGGCGATGTTCAACGCCCAGCAGCTCTCTGCTTCGGCCTGGGGCAACAACGTCATCACGATTCAGCAACGCGACTCGGATGACTCGATCATTTGCCGAAGCGTGGCCTTCCAGAACATACCGACGATTACCTTTGCTGAAGAAGGTGGTCTGATGGAGTGGACTTTCGACTGCGGCAAGATCGACGGCATCTTGGGCGAGTATCCGACAGGTGAATGATCATGGCAGACATGACAATCGGTGAGCATAAGTTCCGCTTCGGAAAGCTCAACGCATTTGATCAGCTCCACGTCGCACGGCGCATTGCTCCTCTGGTGCATAGCGCCGTTTTTGCGGCCGGCCCGCTGAACGAGGCTTTGGTCGCCTTTGCAAAGGGTGACGAAAAGACTTCGGACGAGGCTATGGTCCGAGCCTTCATGCAGACGGCTCCCTTCCTTCAGGCGCTTTCACAGCTCCCTGACGAGGATGTGAACTTTGTCATCAAGAAGGCCCTATCCGTGACGATGATCGAACGCGGTGGGCACTTTGTCCCGTGCGTACAGGGCGGCGAAATCATGTGCGACGACTTGAGCCTGACCGACCTTTTGGCCGTGACGGTTCAATGTCTCATGCCCGTGCTCCGCCCTATTTTGAGCGCGAGCGGTCTGTCCGCCGTCGTCTCTGCGCTCAAGGAATAGACAACTGGCGATCGCTTCCGGACGGAGAGGATTTTCTCTTACGTCCGGTCGCCGCCGGCATGTGCAAGTTCGAGTCTTTGATCGACGGGACGCTGGACTTGGTCCACGTCCTGACGATGAACGAATATCTTGATAACCGGCTCCACAACGAGGGGCTTTTGAGGAAACGGCACCATGGCACTACTTGAAGGCTTCCTTGTTCGCCTCGGCTTCGAGGTCGATCAGGACTCGGCGGCAAAGATGAAAGACACGGCGCGCTCGGCAGGAGAGGCCGTGGCGGGCATCGGTAAGAAGGCTGTTGGCATGGGCTTGGCACTTGGTGCCGCTGTGCTGAAAGCCTCTTCCGATCTTTCCAAGATGTACATGACGGCGTCGCGCTCCGGAACGTCGATCTCAAACATTCGAGCGATGGGATATGCCCTGAGCCAAGTCGGCGGTGACTCGGAACAGGCGATGCAGAGCATCGAAACTCTGCGCACAAAGTTCCGTGACCTACCAGGCTTGGCAAGCGGCTTTTCCTCTGCTTTCAATGTGAACGCGATTGACAAGCAGACGGGCAAGATGCGCGACATGGTGGACATCCTTACCGATCTTGGTAAGCAGTGGCGGAACCTGTCTTCGGCGGCCGTTTCGCAGCAGGCTTCTTTCCTTGGCATTGACCCCACCACGGCGGAGCTAATACGCTCTGGTGAGTTCGAGCGCTTCTATGCGCAAGGCAAGGAGATGCAAAAGCAGATGGGCGTCGATTTGGACGATTCTGCCAAGCGTGCGGCGCAGTTTATGAGTGACATCAACTCGATCTGGGAGACCTTCAAAGTCGGGTCGATGGACATCTTGACATCCGCCGTAGGCGATTGGATGCACAACTTTGCGAAGGACTTGCCGAAGCTTTTTGGTGCGTTCAAGGAAAAGCTGAAAAAGTTCTTTGACACGCTCTTCGGTGAAGGTAACTTTTTCGTCAACGCTTACAAAGCTATTACAGGTGTTTTTGGAGACGATGACGAGAAAAAGGAAGAGCCTCGCAAGCCTGAGCCAAACAAGGTAAATCAGGAAAAAGAGGTTTTGGATTCGTCTGTCAATGCGGGCGATGACCATGCTGGATATACCGATCAGAACGAAGAGCCGACCGCTACGGGACTAGAGACTGGCGACAACTACGGAAATGTTTACGTCTCGAAGTCGAAACGCCGCGCGGCGGTCAAAGAATCCGCAAACGAGTTCGGAAGCAAGGGCTACCAGACCGTGCGCCTGACAGGACGTGGCGAGGCAAAGCCTTTCGACTATCCAGGCTTTACTCAGCAAGCCGCATCATCTCCGACCTACGTCGAGGCTCCAGCTCAAGTCGTGACAACGGCCGCGAAAGAAAGCTCGCCGACAAGCGTGACCAACGACAATCGGCAGACTGTGGACAACAGCCAGAGCTCGCAGAGTTCCAGTGTTCAGGTCAATCAGTCGATCGTCATTAACGGCGCAGGCTATTCCTCGGCGGATGCGATCCAGCAGGCCGCTTATGACGGTACGCAGTCTGCTATCCGCGACTCTGCTTCAGTGATCCGATAGGAGGACACATGCCTTCACTACCTTACAGCATCGAGGCTCTGGTCTTTGGCCGAGAGCGCTCGATAGCCGGCATTGTGCCTGACGTCGTGATCTCTGAGACGCATTCGGACGAAGTAGTTGTCACGGAGTACCCGGTTGACAGCGGGTCTCCGATGGCTGACCACGCCTATAAAAAGCCGGCTGACTTGACCTTGAGTTTTGGCTGGTCGGACAGCTCAACGCTTTTGAACTCGGTTCTGTCCGGATCGATATTCAAAGGCGTCCGGACGACCAAGGACATTTATGAGAAGTTCCTGGAGCTGATGAACGCCCGCCAGCGCATCGATGTGAGCACTGGCAAGCGCAAGTACAAGAACATGCTGATCGTGAGCCTTCGGACGACATCAACAGTCGAAACCGAAAGTGCACTGATCCTTGAGATCGGACTGCGTGAAGTGCTCACGACTGAAGCGCAGACTGTATCGCTTCGGCCTGAAAAGACGGCCAACGCATCGCGTTCGACTTCGGTCACTGACGGCGGATCAAGGAGTGTGACGAATGCCACGGTATGAAATTCCACTTTCTGAAGGCTGTCAGCGCTTCACGGTGGAGCTGGGCGAGCGCACTTTGACGCTTGTCCTGATCTACCGATACGCCGACCTGGGCGGCTGGTACTTGGACATTTATGACGATGAGAACGAGCTTATGATCGGCGGAATACCGCTTGTCATTGGGCGCGATCTTTTGGAGCAGTACCAGCACATGGGACTTGGACACTTGACCGCATCGCTCGACGGCGGATCTACTTCGGATCCGACCTACGAAGAGATGGGGTCAACGGTACATCTCTACTGGGAGCCTGAAGATGGCTGAGAACTGGATCCGATACTTTCGGCTTACTGTGGCTCGTGACCGCACCAATACGCAGGCTTTGGACTTTAGTAGTTACCACGTGACCTTTGAGATCACCCAAGCGACCGTGGCACAGCCTTGCACGGCTCGAATCCGGATCTACAACGTCTCGGACGTAACGCTGGCACAGATCAAAGGTCTCGGCCAGCGCGTGATCGTCGAGGGTGGATACCAGTCTCACCACGGCAAGATCTTCGAGGGCAACCTCGTCTGGAAGATGACGGGGCGCGAATCTCAGACCGAGACCTTTGTGGAGCTGACTGCCACGTCGCAGTGGAAGGCTCACAAGTACGCGGTCGTGAACGTGTCGCTTCCGGCGGGAACTGGCACAAAGGAACAGCTTGACGAAGTGGTCAAAGCGTTTAAGGAAAAGGGGGCAACGTCCACCAAGCTTCCAGAGATGACAGGCTCACAGCTTCCGCGCGGGCAGGCCATTTTCGCAATGGCTCGTGACGTGATGGACGAGGTGTCTGAAACCACGGGTATGCAGTGGGGCTACACGGATACAGGCATCGTGGCAGTCCCGAACAACGGGAGGCTGAAAGACCGTGCCATCGTCATCAATTCGCAGACGGGCATGGAGCTTCGGCCCACGGTCACGATCGGAGGCATCCAAGTCAAGTGCCGACTGAATCCGGATCTTGAAATCGGTCGGACGGTTCAACTCGACAACGCCACGATCCAACGCGGTGAGTACCAGACTGGCTTTGGGAATACGCAGTCCTTCGGGAACTACACGGCCACGAATCAAATGATTAGCTCGAATGGCCTTTACAAGGTTCTTTCGCGCGTGCATACGGGCGACAACTACGGGTCTGACTGGACAACCACCATCAAATGCGAGGGCGTAAATGCGGCGGTGACGCCGGGCATGCTCTCGACTGAAAGCTATACATACATAAGCAATGGCTGAGAAAGTAACCACAAAAGAGCGCGTAGGCAATGAGCGCGTAATGGCGAGATCAATTGCGCAGACCGAGCTCTTGAAGACTTACGTCGCAATGCCGGGCATCGTGCAGAGCTTTGATGCTGAAGCTTTAACGGTTGTCGTCCAGCCTGCGATTCAAGGCAAGCAAGAGCTTGAAGATGGGACGGTGCAGGCCGTGAATCTTCCGCTTTTGCAAGACGTGCCGGTGGTCTTTCCGCACGCGGGAGGGTGCTCGATCACGTTCCCGGTGAAGCAAGGCGACGAGTGCCTGGTGGTCTTTGCAGATCGGTGCATCGATGCGTGGTGGCAGCTCGGCGGCGTGCAGCCGCAGTTGTGCGGACGCTATCACAGTCTTTCGGACGGCTTCGCCATCCTCGGCGCATGGTCTCAGGCCACGAAGATCGGTCAGGTATCGACCGAGCGTATCGAGATCCGAAGCGATGACCGAGAGGCTTTTATCTCGATCCATCCGGAAACTCACGACATCGAGCTGACGACGTCCGGAAAGGTCGATGCGACGATAGCCGGGACGCTTGCGGCAACCGTATCGGGTGATGTGACTTTGAAAGCGCCGAAGGTGACGATCGACTCACCAGAGGTGCACATCACAGGTCGGCTTCAGGTCGATCAGCTCATCACTGGATCAGGTGGCTTCACGGTTTCGGGTGGCAATGGCGTGATCGCTACCGGCGACATCGCTTTGACGGGCTCGATGACATCGACGGGCGACATTTCGGCAGGCGGCATCAGTCTGACTACGCACGTTCACTCAGGCGTTACGCCGGGCGGCGGCAACACGGGAGAACCAGTATGAGGGTTCGGAAATTAGACGCTGACGGCGATATGCAGTTCGGACACGGCAGTTTGGACATGTACCAAAACTCGGCCGAAGGCGTTGCACAGTGCGTCATGACACGCCTTGCACTCTGGCAAGAGACGTGGTTTCTCGACGTTGACGAAGGTACGCCGTGGCTTCAGGACGCACTAGGCAAGCGGATGCTTGTCGAGAGTGTTGTCAAGGATCGAATCTTGGGAACAGACGGCGTCGAGTCGATCGAGGACTTTGAGGCAATTCTGGATCCGGACACGAGGCGCATCACCATCACGGCCACCATCAACACAATTTACGGGTCCACTTCTGTGGAGACATCTTTATGAGCGCAGTTTTTGAAGTCACACAGAACGGCATTACAGCGCCAGCCTTTGACGAAGTACTTGAGTACTTCCAAGGCAAGGCCCGCGAGATCTTCGGCAGCGACATCGTCATCACGCCGGACTCACAAGATGGTCAAATGGTGGCGATTGTGGCTCAAGCCTTGGCCGACGTGAACGCGCAGGCGGTCGTGATTTACAGCTCCTTCAACCCGAGTACGGCAAAGGGTGTAGCGCTGGATACCGCGGTCAAGACAAACGGCTTGACGCGACACACGGCCACGCACTCGACGGCTGACTTGCGTCTTGTAGGTCAGGCTGGCACGACCATCCGTAACGGCGTGGCTATCGATACGAACGGGAACCGCTGGATGCTTCCGGAGACGGTTGTCATCCCGGTCGCAGGTGAAATTACGGTAACTGCTACTGCCGAAAGCGCTGGCGACATCGTGGCCACAGCCGGGGCGATCAATCGCATCGGAACGGCTACGCTTGGATGGCAGACCGTCACGAATCCATCGGACGCTGTAGTCGGCTCGGCGCAAGAGACCGACGATGAACTTCGCACACGACAGTCGAAGAGCACATCGCTTCCAAGTATGTCGCTTTGGGAAGGCATCATCGCCGCAGTGCTGGATCTGCCTGGTGTGCGCCGCCTTTCCGGCATCTGCAATAACAATGACACGCCGACTTCCGAAGGAGTACCTGGGCACACGATAGCGCTCATTGTTGACGGCGGCGAGGTCGCTGAAATCGCAGAAACGACTTATCTCAAGGGCGGTGAAGGAACCGGCACATACGGTTCTGTCTCTTACCCTCTCATGGACAAGTACGGCTTCCCGCACACGGTGCGATTCTCGCGTCCGACATCTGTGGCCATCAAGGCCAAAGTCACGATCAAGCCAAGCGCCACTTACTTGAGTGACGTAGCTACTGAGATCAAGCAACGCATCGCCGACTACATCAACGGTTTGGCCATCGGCGTGAGCGTGAACCTTCCGCGAGTAATTTCGAGCGCCGTTAAGGATTGTGATACGGGCGTAGATACGCGCTTCGACTTGCAGAGCCTAGAGCTTGCGAGAGGCGACGGAGCGCTTGAAGCCAAGTCGATCACCATCGCTTGGAACGAGGCGGCGATGTGCGACATCGATGATGTGACGATCGAGGTGCAAGATGCCTGACCGCAATGAGTACACAGATCTAATCGCTGGATACCACGTCGACAAACCGAAGTTTCAGCAGTGGATCTTTGAGCTGACTGAGCCTTTGAGAATTGCAAAAGAACGCTTGGCCAAGCTTCGGCAGGACTTTGACGTGGACTATGCCGTTGGTCCGCAACTCGATGCCATCGGCGTGCGCGTCGGCGTTTCTCGCAGCATCCCGATGGTCTTGCGTGATGTGTACTTCGCGCTAGATGATGTGGACGGCGTCGGTCTCGACCTTGGCGTGTGGAAGGGCCAGTACGACCCTGTCGATGGCACGACCACGCTTGACGATGAGACATATCGCGCGGTCATTAAGTCGAAGATCTTGCAGAACCACTGGGACGGGACGCGCGAGACTTTGCCGGATTTCTTGTCGGGAGTTTTAGCGCTCTTCGGCCAACCTGCGAAAGTGCTTGATCTTGAAGATCTTCAGACGATGCACGTCGTGCTTCACCTAACCAGATCCGAGACGCCTCCCATCGTGTGGGAACTCTTTACGCGCCGCATCATCGACGTAACGGCCGCTGGCGTATCGCTGGACGTGGTTGACAACGTGCCGTGGTTCGCTTTGGATTACGAAACCGCATCTTTAGGCGCTCCTGCGCGCGGTGGGCAATTCGCTCGTCCCGCTCCTCTTCCTTGCGGCGGCAGCCGTGCTCAACTTGCGTAGCAAAGTACGACTTTTCGATTCCACAGGGGACGGATCTTTCCGTCCCTTTTATTTTGAAGGATTCCGAAGGGACACCAGTTCGGCTCGAAGGCTTCTCTGTGCGTATGCAGTTGAGGCGGTTTGTAACCGCCTCAGACGTGATTGATGAACTTTCAACCGAAAACGGTCGTGTGACTTTGGATGATAACGGGGGGGGGTTCTCGCTTTCATTTCCGAACGCTGTCACAGAAAGATTTCCAAGTGGTTATCTCGTCTATGACATCGAGCTCGTAAGCCCTGATGACCTCGTGACGCGCATTGTGGAGGGAAAGATCCGAGTGACTGCGGAGGTGACCCGTGGCGAAGTGTGACACAGAAAGAATCGCGGAGATTGTCGTGGAGTCTCCAAGACCCTACGAACTCATCGTCGAAAAGAAAATCACGCTTCCAATTGTGGAAGTGCAGGTGCCAGGTATCCAAGGTCCAGAAGGACCACAAGGGCCACCTGGCGAAAGCAAACCTTTAGAGATTGATCCCTTAGAAATTTATTTGAAAGCACGAGGAGATATGTATGGCAACTCTTGACGGTCAGATCCAAGCCCTGGCGACTCAGCTTGGAACGGATATAAAGCAAATCATCACCAACCAGGGCAACCTTTCTGCCCTGACGACAACTCAGAAGGCCAGCCTGGTACTGGCCATCAACGAGCTCAAGGCTGAGCTTGGAACGATCGATGCAAATTTGATCGACGACTCTGCGCCGAGTTCGACGAAGACATACTCGTCCAGCAAGATCGTCAGTGAAATCCAGACCAAATGCCAGGAAGTGAAGGACGCGCTACTTGGCGGTGCCGGTGAGGCTTTCGATACTCTGAAAGAGCTTGCCGACTTGATCGAGCAAAACCAGGATCTGATCGAAAGCTTGCAGACGCTTGCCGGATCTCATGTCCGATACGATGCCGCGCAAGAGCTCTCTCCTCAGCAGAAGACCCAGGCTCGTACCAACATCGGCGCGGCAGATGACACCGATTATCAGGCCACGAAAACGGCAGTTGGTACGGTGGCCAATCTTCAGACCACAGAAAAGAAGAACCTTGTTGGGGCTGTAAACGAGGTGCTTGGCGTGGCCAATACGGCCAAGACCACGGCAGAAGGTGCGCAGACAAAGGCCTCGCAGGTTGAATCCAATCTGAGTACTTTCAAGACCAATGTCGGTGCTACGGATACTGACTTTGTGGCTATTTACGTGGCCGCTCGGGACGGCACTTCTGAAGGCTAAGGAGGTGCGGAATGGCGACGAATTTAAGTGGTTCCGTCGCCGAATTGGCCAGGAAAATCGCGCTTGATCAGATCACTCAGGACATCGAAAACGAGCAGAAATTTGTCAAAAAGAGCGATCAAGGATCAAGCGTAGATCGACTTTTGACTCTTGAGTCAAAGGTGACTGAACTGATCCAAAAGGTATGGGCAGAAGCGCCGATTGCGCCTCTCACGCTCGATACGACTACGACAGATACGGAACAGACGGCTTTTGAAGTGCGACTTACTGCCCTTGAAGAAAAGGTGGAAGAGCTTCGATCAAAGACTTGGAAGCAGGAAGCACTAGCTTAAAACCCAGGAAACAATCTTGAGAAGGCACCCATTCGGGTGCCTTTTTTTATTTGGAAAAAGATATGCCTACGAATCAACTTTTGCCTTTTGGCATGGGTGAATCTCCCAACCGCATTCCCTTTGATGACTGGAACGCCTTGCCCGCTCGTCTGACTGGCTTTCAGAGCGGTATCGCATCGTCTCAGCAGTTCAACTACATCCTCGCGCAGGGCGGCATCGCGGGCTACATCATCGGCCAGCTCATCGTTGAGCAGATCGCACAAGATGCGACGCTTGCTGATGCGGACACGCTCTTTACGAACTTCAAGGCGGCAGTGGCGAAATTTATACCGGGCGCTATTGCTGACAAGTCGATCGTGACGGCAAAGCTTGCTGATCTTGCTGTGACGACTGCCAAGCTTGCGAACCTTGGCGTGACGTCAGAAAAGATTGCAGACAATGCCGTCATCACTGCAAAAATTTACGACCTTGCCATCACCACGGCCAAGATCGCCGCAGGTGCGGTGACCAATGACAAGATCGCCGCAGGCACGATCGCCTTCGACCGCTTGGCAACGGCCACAATCGCAACAGAAGAGCAGGCGATAGCCGGCACTGCGAAGACCGTCTTGATGACCCCGTTCTTGGTGGCAAAAGCTATTGCCGCTCTCATCCCGCCGGCAATGCCTACTGGGATGATTTTTCCGTGGCCGGGCGACACCCCGCCAGAAGGTGCCATTGTTGCTGACGGGCGCGAACTTTCTCGCACAACGTATGCAGGCCTGTTCTCAATTTTCGGTACAACATACGGCGCTGGTGACGGTTCGACGACTTTCAATGTTCCGGATCTGGACGGTCGCTTTATCGAGCTCACGACGGATGCCGGAAGCGTAGGACAATTTGTTGAGCCTGGGTTACCGAACATCATTGGTACGAGCCAAGGTGAGTTTGGCGTGATGAATGTGGAATACACGGGAGCTTTGACAAAATCAGAAGCGACCTTCAACCACGGCGATCGCAATACTGGAAACGATGTGTCTACACCAAGCTTTGATGCATCAAGATCTTCCTCCTTATACGGCGCATCGACCACGGTGCAACCGTCGTCTTTGAGAGGTCTTGCTTGCATTAAATTCTAAATCTTTATACAGGCCAGGCCGAACATCACTGGTGGCTTTGGCACATCCAAGAGCGCTGGCCGCCAGGTGTACGGTGCGTTCAATGTAGATTCGGCTTTAAATGGCGCGGACGGTTCACAAGATTCCGGCGTCCAATATTCTTTTGATGCAGCTCGATGCTCCGCCGTCTACGGGACCGTCGAGACAGTCCAACCTTCAGCCTTACGATGCCTGGCTTGCATCAAAGTTTGATACAGGCAAGAGACTGCAAAGCTGGTGGCTGAACGGTCACAGAGCCGCCATACATAGAAGACGATCTCGAAGCATCAAAGTCAAAGTAAGAACCCGATCTAACCTTTTGACTTTCCGGAAGTTCTCCGTTGCTGTCGACCTTTGAGAAGGATCCAGTTGTTTCCATCGACCAAGCGCCATGTCCTTGTTTGACGTAACCCATTATGTTCGGGCCCGAACATAAGCGGCGTCGATAGCCCGTATGGGATCGAAATTCTCGATGGATATTCGGTGTTGAGCGGAGCTTTTTTCTCCGACTCCGGCAACCTGCAAACGATGGCAATAGGGCACTCTACCGGTAGTCAGGTTGGACGCGTCACATTTGATGCCTCGCGGTTTGCAGGCATTTACGGCGCGTCTTCAAAGGTTCAACCGTCTTCGCTTTTGGGGCTTGCATGCATCAAGTTTTAATGCACGCCAATCCTCGCATCGATGCTGGTTGGTTTGTCTGACTTGCTCCGTAAATCGAAGAGGCCGAAGAAGCGTCTAGCAAAATGTTGATGCCTGCACCCGAACCTCGACTTGCTGTTGAATTCCCTGGTTCGCTTAGAAAGGCGCCTTCAACGTTGCCTCCGGGGGAGGAGTAAGGTCTGATCGCGCCACTGATGTTCGGGCCCGAACATCAGTGGAACAGTAGGATTTGGAGGGCCTACCACAGTTTCATCTTGCTCGACTGGGGCTTATTTTTGGGAGAGAAATAGTGAATCGAAGACCTACATAAGCGCATGGTCAACTGGTCAGTCCATTGAGTACCAATTGCTGCGATATTTGGCCTCGAAATCGAATTCTCTATACGTCGATACAACAACCGTTCAGCCAGCATCGCTCCGTCTGATGCCGTGTATCAGAACTTGATGCAGGCAAGAAACCGTTGAGAAGCAGGTTGGACACCAATTGATGCTCCATAAATTGCACTACTTCGGTTGGCAGATAGAGCAAGTTTTTGAGCGCCATTGGCGGTAATATCTCCGTTCACTGCGTAGTATTCACCTCCATCCTTATAAAAGGAGCCTGACACAGAACCAGTTCTGTTTATGGCACCAATATCACTTTGCACGTGATATGTACCAGTGATGTTCGGGCCGAACATCACGGGGCAGTTGTCTTCTTCGTACGGCGTGACGCTGACAGTTTCAGGAGCATTTCAAGCGATCGATGAGTGGAAAAATTACATAACCATCGATCCTGGCAAAGGAGCAACAGCAACCGTTGGCGGAAATTTTCAAGCCAATCTATCGAGATCGATCTACGGTAGTTCGGAGACCGTACAGCCTGCGTCAATGCGAGGATTGGCGTGCATCAAAATTTGATACACGGAAGCAGTCTCAGCGAAGCCACCTGGACAGTTGATGCTCTACCGTACATGGGATCGACTCGAGAAGGATCAAAGACGGCACGTTGTGCGTCGAGAGCTCTTTCTGTAGCCGCCGCCGTCGGATCGTCTTGACTGAAATAAAAAAGCGTGCCATCGACTTTCGACAGGCATCCACTATTTCGTCCAAGTGTGAACCATCCGCTGATGTTCGGACCGAACATCAGTGGGTGGTTCTCGCTTGGTCAAAACCAGGGACACGTCCCAAAGTGCGATGGAACGCTCTTTTATTTTTCAGATTCATCGTTCGATGCTGCGGCATCTACGAATTTGAACCATGCCTATGAAACGACATTCGACCCGTCACGTTCGAATCCGATTTTTGGCGCATCCTCAACGGTGCAACCATCATCTTTGCAGGCTCTTCCATGTATCAAGATTTAGGTCTTGATGCAGGCAAGGCCCAGTAAGGCAGGAGGCTGAACGGTTTCAGAAGCTCCGAAACTTGAGTTGCCGTTATGCGCATCAAAGCCTACGGTTGCACCGATCGCCTCCCCTTGTCCGCCAGCAACATTGGCGTTACCTCCATCGTATTTGATCAAAACTCCATCAAATGTTCCGTCTTCCCACGAAACAAAAGAGGAGACATGACCGATGATGTTCGGTCTTCCGAATAGCGGTTGACGTGCCGAAAATTGAGAGATTTCGGCATGTGCCAGCCCCCATTCGAAAGATCGAGCGGTAAACGCATTACGCGCTGTCAGCCTTGAAGATGTCAGGCAAGAAGCCGACTTCTCGGGCACAGTCTGAAACGTACTGGCACCATGAGGCCATGAGAGACCGTCTTTGCGTGAGGTAGTCAGACCGCTGATAGGCACGCGAAACGCTTGACCCGGACACGTGTGACAGACACGCTTCGGCGACCTCGAAGGGTGCATCGTGGTCTGCCATCCAGCTGCGACCGATGGAGCGAATGCCATGCGCGACGAGACGGCCTTTGAGCTCAGTTTCGTGGAAGAACTTGGCCAAAGTCTGCTCGCTGATGTGCTTGCCGGGCACCCGCCCTGCCCAGATGAAAGGCGACTTGGGATGTGGTGATTCTGACTTGGCGTCCTGGAGGACGTCGAGCATGATCGGAAGCAGTGGTAGACGATGCTCGCGTGACTTCTTCATCTCTGAGGCGGGAATCGTGAGAACGTCTTCATCGATCCAGTCCCAGCGGACTTTGACGGTCTCGATGGGACGCAGAAGCGAGAGGCACGCCCAAGCAAAAAGGAGCTGAGTGCGCTTCGGTGCTGACTTGACGATCTCCATCACGTGCGGCAGTTCGCGCCAATGCACGGACGGCATCGGCTTGACGATCGGGGCCGCAAAGACTCGGCTGACTCGATCGATCGGATTGTGGTGGATGTATCCAGCGCAGACTGCCAAGTCCATGACTTCGCGGGTACGCATGAGAACGCGTTTCAAGGTCGCTTGATGCCCGGCGCGTTCGATGCTTTTGACGGTTTGGATGACAAGCGGTGCCGTGACTTCGTCAATTTGGCGTCCTCCGAGCGGCTGGATGATGTACCTCTCCATTCTGCGTTTTTCATCTTGATAACTGACGATTCGACCGCGTTTCAAGTTTTTCCAGAGTGTCCATGCATCCCGTAAGACATAGCCTCGGGGCGGTTCTTGTCCAAGCTCTTTGCGCTTGCGACGTGCAATTTGTCTGGCCTGCATGAGGCTCAACTCTGGCCAGTGACCGAGAGCAAGGTCTGTGACACGGCCGCTGGAGCTTATGCGGAGAACCCAAGACTTGGTGCCAGACGGTTGAACCTTAATGGTCAGACCGTGGCCATCAGAGACGGAATATCTTTTTTCACGCGGCTTTAATGCCGCAATTTTTTTAGTAGTAAGGGAGCTATTCATGGCTTTTAAGATCCTTCAAAAAATTGACGAGAGCGGTTACTGGATCAAACCGGTCAAATTTTTTATTGCGCCTGATTCCAAGCCGTCAAAAAAGATGGTCGAGCAGGCGTTGCCGGAAGGAGCCGACGTCCAGAACAACTTTTACAAATGGGATGGCGAAAAGTGGGTTGCAGAAAAGAAACCGACCAACGCCGAAGAGCTGATCGGTGTTGTGATCAAACACTCGAGCCGGACGGAACGAGACTTGGCCGTGCGCAAGTTGATCGAAAAGTTTGCGAAGGAGGACGGGTACCGGATTCGAGACCGAAGTACAAACCTTGATTGGGAGCTCGAAAAGATTCCAGAAGAAGAGATCGAGCTGCAGGCAATCAATGCAGAGTTATCGACTTTTGACCAGAAGGTTGCCAGCCTGAAAGACCGCTTGGCCACTGCCACGCTTCAGGATGACGCCGAAACCGTGGCCTCTTTGAAGGCTGAGTACAAGACTTTGATGGGAGATTGAAATGGATGAAAAACGTTATTGCCCGGCTTGCGGTGCCGAACTCGACGTTGATGGGATCTGCACGCGTGAAACTTGTATGCGCCGAAAGATTCAGTTGCGACAGAAGGAAGCAGCAGAGAAGGCCGAAAGCGCCAAGACCAAGTGAGGCAGGGCTTCCGAAAATCGAGAGCATCTTTGAAGAAGATTGGGAACTGGGCTTCACGCAAGGTGGAGCCTTTTCTTTTGAACGGAGGAGCATATGGCAATCGAAATAGACAAGCTGAACGAGTTCATCGAGAAGATGAAGGCAGAGGCCAAGGAGCTTGGCCTTGACATCGAGGAAAAGCTCGATGAAGCCAAGGAAAAGTGGGCCGAGACCGCGACCACAGATCCGGATACGGCGCGTCGCCAGTTGAGATCTTTTTGGGGGATCGTCGGTATGGCCGCGGGTGTGCTCATCGGCCTTGGCGTCGGCTATCTGATGTGGGGGTTCTGATGGTCTATCTGAAGTGGGTCGCATACCTTCTGATCAGCGTTCCTTTTGAGCTTTTCGCAAAGCTCATCTCGCCGATCCTGGCCTTTTTCGTAAAGGACGACGGATGGCTTCCGGACTGGCTTTGGCCTTTCCAGACGCCAGACAACTCGTGCGATGGTGATGCCGGACATCGGGAGCGGTGGCCGAAAGATGGCGTCTTCTGGACGTGGGCGCGCCGCGCCGCATGGCTTTTCCGCAATTCCGCATACGGTTTTAACTACTACGTCACGGGCGTGCGGTACGAAGAAGGAGATCTCCACTGGCATGAGGGGGATCCGTCTGTCGGCGACACGTCCGGAATCAGCGGCCTGTGCCGTTGGTACCTTGAGCGTGACGGTGAGCTGATCGGCTTTCAGATCTACTACGTGAATCACTACCGCATCTTTGGCACGTGGAAGTGCGTCCGCTTCGGTATGGGATGGAAGCTGTGGGGCGACATCGAGGGAGATCCGGATTGCCCCCATTGGCTTTACTTCCACCCCATAAAGGGTTCTGGACTGGCAGGAGACTGATATGTGTGAGGAGGAAAGCGTGCTGAAAAGGATCTTGACTCCGATCTTTTCGGGGTCTGCCAGTGGAACTGCCAAAGCCGCACCGGCAATCGGCGTGTCAGCTCTGAGCATCGCAGGTGTGCCGCTTGAGTCTTGGGTCACGATCCTGACTTTTGTGTACATCCTGATCATGATCATCGGCGCGCTTCCAAAGATCGTCGAGACGATCCGGTACTTCTGGGGTATGGCGCACCCAAAACAGCCTGAGACCATCGTGCGACAAGTGGCTGACAGATCTGTGGCCGACAAGATCCGGAAAGCCAAAGGAGTGGATGATGCTTAAGCGAATTGTCGTCGGCAGCTTGTCCTTGACGGCCGCAGGCTTGATCAGCATCGCGACTTGGGAGGGCTTCAAAGGTGAGGCTTACATCCCCGTTCCTGGTGACGTGCCGACGATCGGCTTCGGATCGACTGAAGGCGTCAAACTGGGGGACACGATCAGCGTCTCGGATGCGCTCAACCGCCTTGAAAAAGACGTGCGAGTGGCCGAGGACGCTGTGAGGTCTTGTGTGACCGTGCCTTTGATGCCCTATGAGTTTGATGCCTATGTGAGCCTCGCTTACAACATAGGACGCTCGAACTTTTGTGGCTCGACCCTAGTCCAGAAGCTGAACACCGGCGATTATCGCGGCGCGTGCGAAGAGATCAAGCGCTGGCACTTCGCTGGCGGCAAGAGCTTCAAAGGACTCGTGGATCGACGGGAGGCTGAGTATCGACGGTGCATCGGTGAGGTGCAGTGATGAGTACTTGGATCAAGATCGGGGCGGTTGCCATCGCGGCAGCCGCTCTTTTTTTAGGCGGCTACCGCTTCGCGGCGGCCTTGTATCAGTCCGACATCGATGCGATGAAGGCCGACCATGCTTTGGCCTTAGCTGAGAAGGAAAAGGAGAATCGGGCACATGAGCGCAAGCAATCTGAAGCACTTGCACAGGCGTGGGAAGAGGTCGAGCGGCAGAAGGCTGATCTGGCTCAAAGCCGCGCCGATAGCGGCTCTCTGCGTCTTGAGCTTGAGCGGGTGCGCGTCCAGTCCGACCATTATCGCAAGCGACTGTCCGCAGCCAGTGCAAGTTCCTGCAAGCATTTTGCAGAGCGACTCGACCGCTGTGTCGGACTACTCTCTGAGGGTTCGGGACTGGCTTCTGAGGGTGCAGAGCTTTCTCAAAGACTCTCAGGAAAGCACGACGCCTTAGCCAGGATCTACAAATGAAAAGGGGACGGCTCCGCGCCGTCCCGATCCCTTTTTTTATGCCTCTTCCTCAGCCATTTCCTTAGCCCGTTCTTCATCTTCTTTGAGAAGACGCTCTACCTCCTCGCGGCAGTCTTCCCAATGCTGGCGGCCCCAGTCCTTGATGTCGGTGCCGGTTACTTTGATCGTTTCGCACCAGTCCCAAGGGCAGCACCAAGGGCAATCGACACCTGCCTCAAGGTCTCCGACGTAACCGCCGGATTCTTTCCAACCTTCGATGAAAAGATCCCGTTCTTCTTCCGTGAATTTTGTTGTGTCGATCGTGGTGGTCATGGCTTTTTCCTCAATTTGCTTGATGTGATCTTGAATCCATTTGGAGCCGCCCATCAGGGCGATCATCCTGTACTCGGATTCTGAAAGTCGAATCTTGTAGTACTTCCGACCTTCAGAACGGCGCCCTGCGCCTTCTCTTGCTCCGCCTCTCATGCGAGCCTCCTTGTCTTTTGTTGTTTGAATTATATCCCCATAGTTTTCTATCTGAAAGATATGGGGATATAAATCATTGACATAGATCAACCTTCACAAAAAAAAGCCCGGACACGCATTCACGCGCCCGGGCTTCGTTTTTAGGCCATGAAAATTACAGACGTAATCGGAAAGAAAATCCTGCGCGAGTTCGCACGCGGTGTGAGTGTCGAAGATCTGTGCCGCCGGCATGGTGTCGGACGAGAATCCTTTTACCGCTGGCGGCGGCTTTAATTCCAGCGCATCAAGACGATGGAGTCGATGGGCCGCGAAGCGCTTCACACTTCGCGCAGATGAAATCCGCCCACTTCTGCATGACCGGGCGGCGCTGCTCAAGAAGGTCTGAGCGCTGATAAGCTTGGACAACTTTACTTTCCGAGTTATGCATGAGGCATCTTTCGGCGATCACTTGATCGACGCCTTGCTCTGCGCACCAGTCACGGAAGGTAGAGCGGCATCCGTGCATAGTGACTTCTGAAGATACACACAAGCGAAGCATCGATCTAGGCGTATCCGGGGCTAAATGGGCGCTTGTCAATCCCTTAAAGATGTACTCATTTCGGCGCTCGATTGACTTTATGATGTAAATGGCTTGGTCTGAAAGCGGCACCATGAAAGGATCAGGCTTGCAGTCCTTACGCCGCTCGGACGGGACAATCCATACTCGCTTTTTGAGGTTGATCTCGCTCCACTTGGCCTTGACGAACTCCTGCACTCTCGAAGCCGTGAGAATGCCGAAGAGAGTGCATTTACCTGAGATTGAGTTCATAAGGCGCGGGGCAATAGCTTGAAGCTCCAGAGCAGATGCAGCTCGGAAGTGACGGACTTTTTGGACCTTGCATCTCGGCGGAAGATCAAAGGCAAGCTGTCCGCGCCACCGGGCCGGGTTCTCCTTCTCGCGCAAGCCCTGCCGGATACACCAGTCAAAAACCATTTCAAGACGCGCACGCAACCGACTGGCGGTTTCGGTCTTAGTCTCCCAGATCGGAAAGAGGACTCGCAGGACATCCTCGCGCGAAATTTCCGCTACCTCAAGCTTTCCCAAGGTCGGCAGAGCGTAGTCACTGATAGACTGACGCCACTGATGGCCTTGCTCCTCAGTCTTCCACCGCGCTACAGCTTCACGTGCCTTGACGGCATCCTCCCACACGTCCGCAAAAGTTGGCTTACCGGTTTTTTGCGCACGCTCTTCAGCCGCTTTTTCTCGCTTCGTGCGAGTATCGCCTTCCTTCATCTCGACCTTGAGCTTGGCAGCTTCGACACGGGCTTGTGTCAGCGTGACCTCATAAGCCGAGCCCAGCCCCCTGAAAGTTCGCTTGCCTTTGACTTGAATCCTCAGAGGTGATGGTTACAAGGGCAAGAAGTGCCTACAGAACGTGCGATTCACGGAAGACAAGACT